GTTCTGTCTTCTCCTGTACATTTAATAGTTTTTGCACTCTTGTCTGAAATTATATCTATAATTTTAAAATAACCTGTTTTGAACCAAATTATATCATTATCAATTTTATGACCTATTTCCAATAAAATCTCTTTGCCTTTTATATCTATATCTTCATCATGGTCATACATAACAAATTCACAAGTCTTACTTGGAAAACCTCCTATATATTTATTAGAAATATGCTTAAAAGATGGGAAACTTTTAAATATCCCATCTTCATAAACCTTATTTCCAATTGTAAGTCTATGTTGTGTTATTATGACATCATCATTTACAAGCTTGTTCCAATATTCAATCATATAACATCCTTTCCTATTTGTGTAAAACTAATATCTAATGGTTTTGCATACTCTATTCCTGAAATTTTTATAGTGTTAATTTTTTCACATTTAACACTCACTTTCATTTGTCTTCTTTTTCCTTCCATCGGATTATATATATCAATAGTAACAATAGGTGTTCTACTAAGTTTTCTTATAATATTAAGTCTTTCTCCATAAGGATAATTCAATTTACAAGTAAACTTATTTATCCCTCCTAATATTTCTCTATACATAGTAAGATCTTCTCCACGACCTGATGCTTTTGAATCTTGGATTGCAAATTCTGGATTTATTTCATCTACTTTTAACCTGTCCTCTCCTATAACTACAATATAATCTTTTTCCATGTAAAACCTCCTACTGTATTAATAATACTTCTCCTTCTTCTTTGGTAACATCATTTATTTTCTTTATAATTCTTCTTCCATCTTCATATCTCACATCTAATACTATTACATACTCTTTAGGTGATCCATTTCCTATATTAGCTCTTTCAATTCCTCTTGCTACCGCTTGATCAATTTTACTTTCAGGTGCTACTATTTCACCTTCTCGTTTATTATCACCTATAATAACAGGTTGAGGACTGTTTGCTCTTACATAACCACCATTTGCAAGTAAAGGAAGTCTTGGAATATGAAAACCTCTTCCTCCAATACCAGGAACCCAATCAGGTATTTTTATTCGATTTATTCCAGATAAAAAGCTATTTATCCCTGTAATAATAAGATTAATCGGTGCTTTTACCAATGCTCCTATTGAACCAAATATACCAGCAAACATATCTCTTATACCTTGCCATGCTCTTCTCCAATCACCAGTAAATACTCCTGATATAAAATCAATTAATCCACTGAAATATCTTGAAGCTGAGCTAATTAAATCTCCTATTAACCTAAATGTTGTATTAACTACACCTCCTATTATAGTAAAAACTTGTCTAAATATAGGAGCAAGTTGATCTCTTAAATATCCTATTATAGGTGCTATAAAACCGTTATATAGTTGTAATGCCCCTTGAATAAGTTTTCCTATAAAATTCATAACATTATCAACTGCAGGTTTTAGAGATTCATCCCAAGCTCTTTTAAATTCTTCTAAGAAAGGTTTTATAACTGGTTCTAAAATATCTGTCCATATCTTCTTAAAATGATCTGTGATATTAACTATAAACTTTCCAATTTCATCACTAATACCTTTACCATATTTATCCCATGTATCTCTAATACTTCTTGTAAAATCATTCCACATCTTGCCCACAATAGAACTTATTTGACTAAAGGTGTCAACAAATCCATCTTTAAGTACATTAAGATTTCCCATAATGTCAGGCATATTAGTTGCTATTCCTGTTAAAACATCTGTAATAAAATTAGTTACAGTTATTCCTAAATCATTAAATCCTAATTTAAAATCTTCTGTAAATTGATCAATAGGTATTGATATTTCTTGAAATGTTTTACCAATAAATTCAACCAATGGTAACATTATATCTGAAAAACTATTAGTAAGTTCTGGTGCCTTTTCTTTTAATGCAGTATCTACTCCACTAAAGAACCCTTCGAAAGGTGCAACTAAAAATTTAATCCTACTATTAATAATATCTCCTGCACCTATTATTAATTCTGAAAAGGCATTATCAAATTCTGGACCTCTATCTTTTATAGTATCAGTCCAAGCTTCACCTAAAGATGTAAATATTCCTTTAAATGAACTGAAGAAGCTTTTTCCTTTATTAAGTATTGTATTAAATACTTTTTCACCAGATGTAAGCATAGATTTCCAAACATTGGTATTTGCTATAGTATTAAATATATCCTCCATTTGTGACTTAAATTTAACAGCCCAACCTGATAGTTCATCTGCTCCTTTAGGATCAATTCCTAAATCACCTATACCTGTTCCGTGCTCCTGCATCCATCCCTGAATTACCACCTACATTTGAATTTGTTTCAGGCTTATCAGGTAGCTTGAAAACATTGAGTTCATCAACACTAGCAAAAGCACTATTGATTTCTTTGGCTGTTTTCTTAGCTTGTTTTCCTGCTCCTTTCATTCCTTCTGTAGCTTTACCTAATCCTGATGAAATTCCACTAATAGCATTTTTAGTTTCTCCTTGTATAACTTTAGGAAACTTTATACCAAATACTGCTAACAATTGACCTATTCCATTAAAGAATCTAGTAACTGCATTAAATGCCATAGTAAGTACAGGTATAAACATTTGAGCAATTGGAGCAACAACATTACCAACTGCAGTTTTTAAGTTTACAAATGCACTATTAAGTTGTGCCATTCTCCCTGCATAAGTCTCAGTATATGCCTTAGCATCTCCCATCTGGAATTTACTTTCTTCTATAATTCCATTTACTTCAGCTTGTCTTTTTTGTGCTAGAGTAAGATTGTTTGCTGTAGTTCCTATACTTTTAGCATATTCATCCCACATTTTAGCAACATTTTTAGTTACTCCGACATTATCGACCAATACTGAATTTTCATTTTTTAAACCTTCGGCAGCTGACTGTATAGCTTCACCCATTGAATAACTTGACTGTCTTCCAAAGGCAGCTGTATTTTTAAATACATCCATTATTTTTTCAATCTGTGATGTATCATAACCTCTGCTTAATAAATTTTTATAAGTAGTTACTGCATTATTAAGGGGAACCAATCCATCAGAAATATAGTTATTTATAAAACTTTGAGCTTTAGAAAAACTTTTGTTTTGTCCTGATATTATTGAATTTAAACCTGTCCATGCTGATTGACTTGCATTTGCTGCATCAATGCTTGCTTTTCCAAATGCTAAAATAGATCCTACTGCAAATGCTTTTGTTATATATCCACTTATTTTATTCATAGTGTTGCTAGCAAAGTTCTCAGATTGTTTCATAGTATTATTTAATACTCGAGAAAATCCTTTATCATCTAATGTCAGATCAATGCTTACCTCACCTACACTTTTACTCATATATTTCCCCCTATATTAGTCATTGTTACTTGCTAACATTTTGAAGATATACATTGCTTTTTCTAATTTATCGTTTCTTTCCTCCTCAGTCATATTTTTTACTCTAAAGTTTTCCCATTCTTCTCTAATTCTAAGTTCATGTTCTGACATATTTTTTATTATATTTTCATCATTTTCAGCTCTTATTGAAATGATTCTTCCGAAGTGCTGTATTAGGTGATATTCCAGTTATCAACATGTTATATTTTTCAACAGTAATCGTGTCATACTCTTCTAGTAAATCTATATTATATTGTTCCAAAAAACTTGATACTATTAAATTCCAGTCATACTTATCATCATAATAATAGTCGTAATTTACTTTTTTTCTGTTGTTTTTTCTATATCCTCTACTTCTTGACCTGTAGTAGCTGCAACTACAACATTAACTAGATATTTATATTCATCATTACTTAAATCTAAATCCAATATTTCCTTAACTGCTTTTTTTCCTAGTAGTAATTCTAACAATATACTTTGTTTTTCCATTACAGACTTTTCTGTATCAATTTCTAATTCATAAAGTTTATCATATGTCTTCTTAGTATTATCCACATCATAAAGTTTATCCAAAACTTTTATTTTTGGTTTTTCTCTTTTTTCCTTTGGTAAAATTTTTGTATCTAATATTCTCATTTTTTCCCTTCTCCTTATAATAAAAAATAGGGGAATGATAGTTCCCCCTTTTAAATAAAATTAAGCTCCTTCTGTATATTTAGGCTTTCCATGTGATATTAAATCAGCAGATAGAGGTGCTACATTTGTAGAATCTCCGTCCCATAAAATCTTTAACATCAGCAACTGCCTCCATTTCAAAGATATCTTTGTTAGGAAATGTTACCTTAAGTGCAGTATAAGCATCCACCCCATTTTTTAAAGCAAGACTTGCTAAATGATCATTTCCTGGATCTCCTAAGTGTCTCTTACCTGCTAAATTGAAAGTAACTTTCTTTGCTGTAGCAAGTGCACTTTGCCATCCTTCATTTTCCATTGCAGTCCATGTTTCAATACCAGTTTCAATTGATATATTCCCTTTTTCCATTTCTGCAACTTTAACATATGTCCATACATCACCTGTCTTTTTTGTTCCTAATTCTATTATGCAATTGTTTACTGGAAATACTCCAGATTTAATAACTTTTGGTTCTGGCATATTAATTCTCCTTCCTTTCATTTTCTATCAAATCTATTTCAAATGAAAATTCATAATTTCCTTTATCATCTGTCCCTAATTCAATAGGTTCAGAATACAAAAGATTTGAATATATTTGATAGTTATCTATATTAAAATTTCTAAAATTCCAAAATTCTTGTATTTTAGTAGCTTCTTCTAAAGCCTCTTTGTAATTAGTTCCATATTTTAATAAAATAGTTATTGGTTTTATTTTTGTTTTTTTATCATTTATGAATCCTTCATTCTTCATTACTCTCTTAGAATTATAAAAGGTTAGCATTTTTTCTTTATTATTATCTATCTTTCCTATAGAGATAGGATGTTGCCATTTGTAATTTTCTTTAAAATAATCTCTATATTTATCTAATAACATTATATTTTTCCTTTCATAAATTTCTTAAACAATTCATTAGCATAGTTTTTCTTATCTCCTGATATATAAGTTTCAAACCACATACCTTGAGCATTAGGATTTTTATTTTTTTTGAAGTTGTACTCTGGATGGAAATAAACTCTTCTAGCATATGGTGTGTCTACTCCAATAATTGCTTTTCCTTTTTCAATATGAGTATCATCTACAAAGATACTTTCTTCTAGTATTCCGTGTATCAAAAGGTATTGTTTGAGAGTCTAATAAGTCAGATTGGATTGAATCTGCTGTTTCTAATAATACATCAAGTGCATAAGTATTAATTTCATCAACAACATTTTGTTTGATTTTTTTACTAATTTTCATATTATCTCCAATTTTGTATGATTGACTGTTCCATCTGGATTAAAAATTCTATACCCTTTATGTATTGTATATTCTTTACTTTCTATTTTTACTTTACCTATAGATAAAGTTTTTATATTTGGGTTCAAATCTCCCTTAACTAATATAATTCCATTCAGTATTATTTCTTTTCCATTAGGTTCTAATCTTTTTTCTGTTTTTTCTTGATAAATACATTGCTTATTAATACTCAATACTTCATTGAAACCTCCATCTTCAGATATTTCATCACTATAAATTACAATTTCACATTCTGTATTTGCTAAAAAATCTAAAAAATCTAGTTTTTTTATTCTCTCTACCATTTAAAACCTCTTCTCATTAATCCTGTTTTCTTTAAATTACTATAAGCTAAGTAAGGTATTTTATATTTTTTGATCTCTGTTATTATTTGTTCGTTTAACTCAGATGTAACTGATATATCCCCTACGCTATAGCTTTTCAAATTCATTGTTTGTTCATATAACTCTGTATTCTTAAAATAAAACTCAGTACTTACAAACATACATTTTTTCAAACATTCCTTTTGAAAATCAGTTAAATTGTCATATCCTATATAAACTATTCTATTAAATGTTAAATCATCAATTATATCTTGTATTGTTTCAAAAATATAAGGAGGTATATCAAGTTTACCTCCCCTATTTTTGTATTCTTCAATATTCAGGTAAAGCATATATCACCTCTATTCTTCAATTATAGGTTCTATTTCTACAGGTTCTACTGCTTCTTTTGCTTTACCTTTTGATGTATTTTTTTTGTCTTTTTTACTTTCTTCATTATCTTCTGCAGGTTCTACTGCTGTTATAGTATTTATTTTGTCATCTTCTGGTGACCATCCTACTATTGTCATATTAATTCCTCCTAATCTTATGCTTGATATGATAAAGCAAATCCAGCTCTCTTATTCTTATATCCATTTTCAAGAGAATATATTCTATATAACATCTTATTGAAATCTCCATCTTGATCTTGGTCTGCTGTAAATATTTTTATGTTTGCATGTTTAGCATATTGAAGTACTGCTGGTTTGTGAATTATCATAAAGTTAATTTTCTTACCATCGCTTGCTGGTTTATATCCTCCTCTTTCTTCTCCACTTTCTTTACCATTTAATAGTTGAATTTTAGTGTAAAATCTACTTTGTGGTACTTCAATTACTGCTTTAAAATTATCTAAAATATCTGTATTAGTTATTTTTGAAACATGTTTTGCTTTCTTAAGTAGTGTAGGTGTTATGAATAAAATTCTTTCTGATTCACCTACTTCATCTTCTGTCATTTGAGAATAAGTATCTTGTATTGCTTCAAGAATTTCTTCACCTTTAGTATATGTAACAGGTGTTAATTTAGTTATATCATTTAAGCTTGAATATTTAGCAAATCTCATAGCATCAATTTCTGGAACAACTTTAGTTCTAACAAATTCACCAGAAAGTTTTCCATAGGCAATCCCTGCTGTTTCTTCATTATCTATTCTATCTACTTTTAACTTTCTTCCTCTTTCATAATCAAATGGTACAGTTTGGTTAGTTAATTTAACATCACCCTCTGTATAACCTGAATTTCTTGAATAATCTCCAAGACCATCCATGTCTATCATAGGTATTATTATTTCATTAGCATTAGCTCCTGCTTGAACTAGTTCTTCTTCTGTATCTAATATTGCAGTCTTTGCTTCTGCTTTATACACCGCATCAAGAAGTTGAGGTGCATTTTGTTTAAATTTTTCTATTGTATTCATATTATATCTCCTTTAATAAATTATTATTTTAGCTTCATTGCTTTTTTTAATTTATCTAATGGATCTACCTTTTCTTTTTCTGTTTCCTTTCCATCTCCACCTATAGTGAAACCTTTTTCTTCACTTTTCTTGCTTAATTCTGGAAAGTCCTTAAGTATTTCTTCTATTTCAGTATTAAGTTTAGAATTATCGATATTGCCGCTTTCATCTAATATAGCTTTTTTATCAACTAATCTCATCATTCTACTTGACTTACTAGAATCAACACCTTTTACAAGTAAAGCATTTTCAATTCTTAAATTAACAGCTTCTAACATACTTGCTTCAGCCTTTTTACTTAATTCATCAAACTTGTCCTTGCTTTCATTTGTATTTCTGCCCCATTCAGCTTGCTTCTTATTAAGTAACTCATTTACTTTTCTGTCATAACTTGCCTTATACTCTGGGTCTGTTAAAATCTCATCAAAAGTAATAAAATCTTCTCTTTTTTCTTTTGATACTTTTTCATTTGTTTCAGCAGTTTTTTCTGCACCTTGTGTGTTTTCTACACCATCTGTTATTGTCATAACTTTTCTCCCCTTTCTCAGTCCAATTTAGGCATTAAAAAAAGAAGTCTTAAAAAACTTCTTAATGCTTATTTTCAAACCAATACATGTATTTAATGTAACAATCCAATTTTGCAAAACTCTACTTTCAAATTATTACATAGTGCTATATATGCACTGTTTAAATGTATCAGTATTACACCTAAACACTACATATATATAAAAAAAACAACCAGCTATATTAACTAGTTGTTTTAATAGGAAAGAGAGTGACGCCGTTCTCTCATCTCTTTTGACCCTGTGGGTGTGTGGACGCATCATTTTTCCACCTTTTCCTATATAAACATTTTATCATACTTCGTTGTTTTTATCAAATATTTTCGTTATTTTCTTTGATTTCATTCCATTTATTATTCTTCTAGTTTCTATGTATTGCATTTGAATGATTGAATTCTTATAATTAGATTTTGCTTCAGTATTTATTTTTATTGCAATTTTGATGTTTTTATCATATTCCTTTAGCATCCATATTGTATCTTTCCTTCCATTTTCTTTATATAT